TTGCAGTTGTTGCGCACATCTAAGTAAAGACAGTAACGACCTTGAAAATTATCCATATAAATTCTTTCCACACTGTGGGGCAAAGATGGACGGATAAATGGGGGCGATAATATGCGCATTATGATTCCAAAGGTCAAATGCAGTAAGTGTTCAAAAAAGATGTATATCAATAACGTGCCGAGGGCATATCCTTCGGGTAACGGCGGCGAAATGATTTACATCTGCGAGCAGTGCAATAATGAAAATAAATCGGACAGAAACAAGGAGGTAAATTTCCGTGGGAACTGATGAAATTTTACAGCATCTTGAGGATTTAAAAAAAGAAGCTGAGGGTCATTACACCGATGACGGCGATGATGAAATATTCCACCAGGACGCAAAAGCGCTGCAGGCTGCTATTGATGCGGTTAAACGCAATGATTTCATTGCTGATGCTATAAGCAGTGAGATTGCGATCTGCAATCATGAAATCCGCAAGGTGGATATCGAAAAGGCGAAGGCTGAGGAACGCAGAATGAATTACGGTGACCGAAGGACAATGCTTATGGAGTTGCTCAGAACGATAAAAGGCGGTGAAGAATGATGTTTCTCGGCGGATTTCTGATAGGTTTTATCATCGGTATAACGGTAATTGCGGCTATTGCGTGTATCGTGGCTGCGGGAGATTCAGAAAAAATTGATAACAAAAAATAACAGGAGGGCTGACAATGGCTGATATTAAAATTGGCGACAGGGTTATTATGAATAATAAATATCTTGTAAGCGAAAAAGACAAAGGCAAAATTTGGACAGTACGTTCAAATCCGTGGAATTGTTGCGGAACAATCGTTGTACTACTTGAGGGAAAGTCTGGCGGGTATGCGATTGACGGTTTAAATATTATAGAAGGAAAGGAGAATAACAATGGCTGAAAAAGAATACATAGAGCGTGAAGCTGTTATGAAAATAATTGATGATTACGGCTGTACGCACGGCGGTACACTCGGTTCTCACAGCGGCGCTGTTGATGTTGTTGGTAGCGCTATATACAAACTTCCTGCCGCAGACGTTGTGCCTGAAAAGCACGGGCATTGGGAATACGATAAGCACTTTCGCTTTGCAAGATGTAGTGAATGTGAAGCAGAGTTTTATATTTGCGACCTTGAAGAAATAAGCGGAGGTAATTTGGTAAAATACTGCCCCACCTGCGGGGCAAAGATGGACGGAGGTGATAACAATGGAACGTGAAATTTTATTCCGAGCAAAAGCCATAAACCGAGATATAGGCATCCACAGAACAAACTATAAAAACGGGGATTGGATTTATGGACTAGTAACCCGATTATATGATAATCGTTTTGAAAATCTGCCTGCTGAAATGAGAAATTTAAGCGGTGTTAACGGCATTGAAATTAATCATAAGACAATCGGACAGTACACAGGTCTGACCGACAAGAACGGAGCGAAGATTTTTGAGGGGGATATCGTTAAGGGCACTGCATATTCTGCTACAAGAATTGGTGTGATTGTTTGGATTGATGAAATTTCAAGCTTTGGTGTGCGCTACGCCCAAAATCTTACCGCTTGGGTAAATTCATCTATTTTGAGATGTGCTGCAATAGGAAAAACAGACGAATTTGCGGCAGAAGTCATCGGCAACATTTACGATAATCCCGAATTGCTGAATGCGGCGGCAAATGGACGGAGGTGAAAATTCGTGAAATCCAGATTACCAGTCACACCAGCACTGTCCAGCCACGCTAAGAAAGTCCTGAAGCAAGAAATCAAGTCGGAGATGCTGGCATATTACGACAGATTTTCCGAGGAAGTTGATTCGCTGTATCTTCTCAGCATTGCGAGATTTTTCCACCCGTCACGCAAGAAGCTGATAGAGTTCTGGCGGTTCACGCACGACCTGCACGTTGATTTTCGCAATCGCTATGAATTGCCAAAAGAAGACGATGAGTGGCTGTTCAAATTTAAACTCAAGGACGAGTTCGGTGTGGATATCGAAGAGCTGTACAGAGAAGCGGACAAGTGGGCAGAGGAGGAGAGCAATGACAACGCAGGAAGCAAAGCAATAAAAGGAGTGATCCGATGGCAGAGTACAAAGGCTGTTTGAGCCGTGAGCAGACATTACAGGCGTGGCACGCACAGAAGAGCGGCAAGTCAATCGTATCTGTAGCTATGTCATTTAACGTCGATGTATCAACGCTGTATCGGTCATATCAGCATTATGGATTTCAACCGCCAATTTACAGGAAGGACAGGAAGGAAAGAAAAGGCAATGGCTAAGGAATATGCAAAGTTATTTTATAAGTCCGACAAATGGCTGCAATGCAAGAAGTCATTTATTGCGGAGAGGCGTGCTATTGACGGCGGATTATGTCAGCGCTGCCGAAAAAGATATGGCTACATAGTACATCACAGGCAGCATATAACACCTGAAAACATTACAGACCCGATGGTCACGTTATCACACACAAATCTGGAATACCTTTGCCAGGAGTGCCACAATAAAGAGCACTTCGGTGATGCGGGGCTGAGGTACATGATCGGCGAGGACGGGCAGCCCATGCCCCCCCTTGCCACAGAAACGGGCAAGCCCCCTCGGGACCGATTGCAGAGATGGAAAGAACACACAGGGAAGTTTTGAGACCCCCCTACCTAAAATCTACAGAGAGGAGCTATCAGATTGGTCAGGTATCCTAAAGATTACAGTCCCATTATGGAGTACTATAGCCAGATAAAGGACGGTAAAGTTACTGTGTCCAGGAAGGTACAGCGGATCTACCAAAAGTTAGCCAAAGACCTCTCGGGGAGCACAGGTGCTGACGGTACCATGTATCACTATTCCCCTTCACGGGCTAATCATATACTTGAGTTTGCGGAAAACTATTGCAGGCACTCAAAAGGCAAGCTCGGCGGACAGCTGGTCGTACTGGAGCTGTGGGAAAAGGCTATGCTTGCAGCCATGTTCGGATTTATTGATGATGAGGGGCGGCGGCGGTATCGAGAGGTTGTCCTGATAGTGGCTAAGAAAAACGGCAAGTCGCTGATAAGCTCCATAGTAGGGCTGTACTTGCAGGTCGGGGACGGCGAGCCGGGCGCAGAGGTCTATGCTGTGGCTACCAAAAAGGATCAGGCTAAGATCATCTGGGGAGAGGCTAAGCGAATGGTAAATAAGTCGCCGGAGCTTCGCAAACTGATAAAGCCCCTTGTGGGAGAAATGGACTGCGCTGCCAACGAGAGCGTGTTCAAGCCGCTGGCATCTGACACCGACACCCTTGACGGTCTGAATGTTCATGGTGCGCTGATGGACGAGGTCCACCAGTGGCGAGACGGCATGGCGCTGTATGACATAATCGCAGACGGCACAACGGCAAGAGAACAGCCCATGACGCTGATAACCACAACGGCGGGCGTTGTCCGTGAAGATATCTACGACAACAAGTATGAATATGCCGCAAAGGTGATAATCGGCTACGACGATTCCGATGCAGGCATTGTTGATGACCATTTCCTTCCATTCATTTACGAGCTTGATGCTCGTGAGGAGTGGGAAGATGAACGCTGCTGGCCAAAAGCCAATCCGGGACTGGGAACGATAAAAAATATCAGGCAGCTCAGGGATAAGGTCAGAAAGGCGCAGCAATCGCCCGATTTACAGCGCAATCTCTTGTGCAAGGAATTTAATATCAGGGAGACGACGGGCGGCTCGTGGCTGTCCTTTGATGATATCAACAACGAGACAGCTTTTGACGTGGCAGAGCTCAGGCCACGCTACGGAGTTGGCGGTGCAGACCTTTCAAGCACCGATGACCTGACGGCGGCATGTGTGATATTCATGCTGCCCGAATGTTCGGACATTTACGTTATACCGATGTTCTGGATACCTGCCGACCTGGTCGAGAGGCATATAAACGAGGACAAGGTAAGATATGACATCTGGATAGATAAAGGCTGGGTCAGGACCTGCCACGGCAACAGAATAAATCCTGATGCTGTCAGGGAATGGTTTCTCGAAATCCAGAGTAAATATGACATTTATCTGAACCTTGTGGGATATGATTCGTGGAGTGCTGAGCTGTGGGTGAATGAAATGAAAAGAAGCTTTGGTGACAGCACCATGCGCCCCGTGATACAGGGCAAGAAAACGCTGTCCAATCCTATGAAGATGCTCGCAAAGGACCTGCAGGCACACAAGATAATATACAACAACAACGGCGTGCTGAAATGGTGCATGGCAAACACCTGCGTTGATGAGGACAGGAACGGCAATATCCAGCCCATAAAGAGCCGAAAGCCGACCCAGCGTATAGACGGCCTTGCGGCACTGTTGGACGCATACACTGTTTTGCAGGATAACCTTAACGATTATCTGAGTGTGATTTAAAACAGGCAAAGGGGTCGAAATCGACCCGGATAAACTCCTCGAAATCGAGGGGGTTAAGAATACAGCTTTTAAGCGCACCTTGTCTTTCTGTGAGGCAGGGTGCGCTTTTGTAACTGCAAAATCTGAGGGGCATTTTTATTGTAAAATTATAATTGAAGCAAAGTAATTTGAGAAATGAGGTGAACATCACGGCTTGCAAATACGCTGAAAAATGCTGCCACCATAACGCATGGTGGTGTGACTTCAACTCTGCCGCCTGTGATGTGCGCAGAAAGCATGAATGTGCCGAACACGACGCTGCGGGAAAAAGTGCAGGCAAAAGCACTGCCCCTCCCGACAAGCAGCGTAAAAAGGCGGTGAAGCAGTAATGAGCTTTTTCACTGCTGTAAGGGACGGAATTGCCCGATTTTTCGGCAGAAGCGGTTCATCGGCAACCGTAATGAAGCTTATGACCGACGAGGGGGACACGGGATATTTTGCTTTTGACGGAAAGCTGTATCATTCCGATGTTGTGCGGTCGGCTGTACGTCCGCTGGCATCTGCTGTCGGCAAGGCGGTCGGGAAGCATATACGCCACTGCATAAACGATGACGGCGATGAGGACATCAAGGTCAATCCTGAGGCGTATATCCGTTTCCTGTTATCGGAACCCAATCCATACATGACAGGTCAGGAGCTACAGGAACGCCTTGCATCGCAGCTTGCACTGAACTCAAACGCATTTGCGCTGATAATCCGTGACAGCCTCGGATACCCTGAACAGATATATCCCATTACGGCATACAGCGTCGTAAAAAGATATGACAGGGAGCGGAACCTGTATCTGGAATTTATGCTGAATAACGGCAAAAATGTTGTATTTCCGTACAGTGATATCATTCACCTGCGGGACGATTTCTACACCGATGATATTTTCGGCACGCCAAAATATGAGGCCCTGCTTCCGCTTATGGAATGCGTTTCGGCTATCGACAGCGGCATAATTACCGCCATCAAAAATTCGGGCATCATTCGCTGGCTGCTGACCTACAATGCTGCACTGAGAGATGAGGATCTTAAACGCCAGGCGAGAAATTTTGCGGCGCAGTTCCTTGAAAGCTCGGAGACTATGGGCGTTGCGGCTGTGGACAGCAAGGCAAAGGCTGAGCAGATATCGCAGAAGGAATATGTTCCGCCCTCTTCCTCGGTGAAATTGATCACGGACAGAATTTACAGCATTTTCAACACAAATTCCGCTATAGTCAATTCTGACTGGACAGAAGACCAGTGGAACGCATATTACGAATCCAACATCGAGCCTGTGCTGCTGAAATTTGCGGCAGCATACACCAACAGGATATTTTCACGGAGAGAGCGTGGCTGCGGCAATGAGATCGTGTTTGAAAGCTATAATCTGGCGGCGGCAAGCATTGAAACAAAGCTGAATCTGCGTGAAATGGTTGACCGTGGAGCTATGACCACGAATGAATGGCGTGCTGCTTTCGGCATGGCAGCTGTACCGGGAGGAAACAAACTGCTGCTGCGTAAGGATACAGGCGTTATAACGGAAGGCGGTGAGAGTGATGAGAACGATTGAGATAAATGGCAGCATCGTTGATGATGATTATGGCACTATGTACGACAGATACGGCATTGCGGCGACATATCCCAAGAAGGTAAAGTCACAGCTTGCCGAGGCTGAGGCTGACGGTGACGATGTTGAAATAAACATCAATTCGGGCGGCGGTGATGTATTCGCAGGGTTTGAGATATACACTGCCATTCTCGGCTACAAGGGCAATGTCCGCATAAACGTTACGGGGCTTGCGGCAAGTGCGGCAAGTGTTATCATGTGTGCGGCTGACTGCCGTATATCTCCCGTAGGAATGGTCATGGTACACTGTTCCAGCTGCTATGCAGGTGCAGGAGATCACAAATATCTGGAAAAAATGGCCGACATGCTCAAAAGCATCGACGAATCCATTGCAAGTGCATATGTCACCAAAACAGGCATGAGCAAGGAAAAGGCTGTCGAGCTGATGAACGATACCACCTGGCTGACGGCTGAAAAGGCTGTTGAGCTGGGGCTGTGTGACGGCTACATCGCAAAAATCAATACTTCGGGGAAAAAGTCGGAAGGTACACCGACCGACAATAAGCTGAAGAATGATAAAGCTGCGGCGGCGAAAGCCAAAGCAAGATTTTTAATGATGAGAGGAGAAATGCAAAATGTTTGAAAAGCTTAAGGCACAGAGAGCTGAACTGATGGCTGCTGCCAATCAGATGATCGAGGACGGTGACATTGATGGCGCAAACGCAAAAATGGACGAGATCAAGGCACTCGACGATAAGATCAATGCTCTGCTCGTTGCCAAGAAGAATGCTGATGCCCTTTCCAATGCTGCGCCTGCTGTTGATATCTGCGGCGAGAGCACCGTTCCTGTGGAAACATCAGCCGAGGGCAGTGTTTACCTGGGCGTTCTGGACACTGGCAACGGCACGGAGAACGACGCAGCCGAAAGAAAGTATGAAAATGCCTGGGCAAAATGGGCCATCAAGCCCGAAACTATGTCCGTCGAGGACATGGCTGTTATGAAGGCGTATAACGCAGCATTTACCACCACTACCACAAGCGCAGTTATCCCCAGCACACTGATGAAGGGCATTCTTGATGATGTATCGGAGGCATATCCCTTCTATGCGGACGCTTTCAAGACTTATGTCAAGGGCGCTGTTACATTTGCCAAGGATACCGCATCTTCCGATGCAGCATGGTACGACGAAAGCACTTCCACCGCAGACGGTTCGGAGACCTTTGCAACTATCACCCTTAACGGCTGTGAGCTTGCCCGTTCTGTCACAGTTTCCTGGAAGCTCAAGGAAATGAGCATCTCGGAATTTCTGCCCTACATCAGAGCAAAACTTTCCGAAAAGATGGGAGCGGGTCTCGGATACGGCATACTGAGGGGCAGAGGCGTTGCCGCCTCCACAGAAAGCTCTCCCTGGAAGCCTGAGCCTCTCGGCATTCTCACACAGCTTGCCAAGAGTACGTATTCGGCACAGAATATCGCCGTTGCAAATCCTACCGCCCAGCAGATGATCGCTGCTTTTGCCGCTGCCAACGCTGCCATCGACGCAAAGTATGAAGTGGGTGCGGCATATTATATCAATTCCAAGACCCTCTGGGGCAGAATTGCATCTCTTTGCGATACTGTAGGCAGACCTATTTTCACAGTGTCTTCCGATGTAGCCAACAGTGTAGTCGGCCACATTCTCGGCAAGGCCGTAAAGCTTGATTCCGCCGTACCTGATGACAAGATACTCGTGGGCAACACAAAGGACGGCTACGCTGTCAACATCAACAAGGGCGTTACCTTAAACACTGAGGACCACGTGAAGCAGAGAACCACTGACTATGCGGCATATGCGATAGTTGACGGCGCTCCTCTTGCCGAAAAGGCGTTTGCGCTTATCAGCCTTAGCTATACTGCCTGAGAAATGAGGTGTAATGTATGACGGCAGAGGAACTGACCGAGAAGGTAAAAGCCGCAATGGGAATACTTACCGATGACGCTGATACCAACAATCAGCTGCGGATAAAGGCTCTCGCCGTTATGCGTTACATAAACAACGGCGGCGGAGCTGTTACGCTGGATAATGCTTCGGAATACGAAATACAGTGCATAGCGCTGGGAGTGAATGACCTTCTGAACCAGAACGGCACGGAATTTTCCGAGGGCTTTAAGGCTATGGCAAGTCAGCTGCAGCTGAGGGGTGATGATAATGACAAGGTATAATTTCATCATTCCGATACTGCTCCGTGCGGGAAGAGAAGCCCCGTCACGAAAGGTGCTTGCGGACAAGGCAAGCATCACGCAGCAGGAATTTTTCCATGCTGACGCTGACAGAGCCATTGGCATAAAGCCCAAGCTGTGTATGCGGCTGCGGTCGTTTGAGTACAGGGGCGAAAAGCTGTGTGAATACAGCGACGTTGTATATTCCGTTTACAGGACATACGACAAGGACGGTATCACAGAATTATATCTGACCCCAAAGGCTGGTGAGCAGAATGTCAAAACGTGATCCATTCAACTACAAATATGAGAGCATGGCTGATTTTTCAAAGGCGGTTGCTGCAAGGTTCGGGCTGCACTATGCTGACCAGATAAAGGCGCTGGACAAGATCACCAGAAAGACGGCAAAAGAGATGGCAAAAGCCATTGAAGAGGCATCACCTAAAGGTGAAACCAAAAAATATTCGCAGGGCTGGACGATCTACGGCGAACAGCACATTGAATATGTGAAAGGTCTTGACACGCTTAAAACCACATACACCGATTTCACGGTGTATAACAAAAGCAGATATATGCTGACACATCTGCTGGAGGACGGCCACAATGCGGGCAAAGACCAGCACTGGGTGCCCGGTAAGCCGCATATCGAAAAGGTCGTGCGTGAATTCAACGAAATTTACATTGACCGCATTGCGGACACTTTTGAGGGGTAGCTATGAGATTATCAGATGTTAAAAATTTAGTTTCCGAGGCGGGTATTCCATGCTATAAATGGGTCGTGCCTGACCCGGAAGAAGTTTCCTTTCCGCACGCCTGCGTTGCCAAAATAGGCAGCGGAAACAATTTATATGCAGACAACGGCGTTTATTTTCCTGTAGCTACATGTCAGATGTATCTGGCTATGTACGATGACGAGCGGCAGGAAGATATTGAATATGCTGTTGATAAAATTTTTGATGACAACAATATCCCCTATACATACATCATGGGATACAACAGGGACGAAAATATTGTTGTAAAAACCTATACGTTTGGAATTCCGGAGGAGGTAACGGATAATGAATAAGGTAAAATTTGGTCTTTCCAATGTACACGTACTGTTTATCGACAAGTACGACCCTGAATCAAAAACATACACATTCGAGAAGAAGACAGGTGAAACCAACAAGGCGAACATCATGCCTATTCCCGGTGCGGTAAATATCAGTCTGGATCCTCAGGGCGACAAGTCGGAATTTTACGCAGATGACATTGCGTATTTCGTTAAGAACGCAAACACAGGCTATTCGGGCGACCTTGAGATCGCAACGATACCCGACTGGTTCCGCCAGAAGGCTCTCGGCGAGATCGTTGATAAAAACGGTGTACAGCTTGAAAGTGCAGATGCTGTAACAAAGGAATTTGTAATGATGTTTGAGGTCAATGGCGATGTAACAAAGACCAGGTTCATCACATACAGAAATACGATTTCCCGTCCTTCTATCAAGGGTCAGACGGTGGAAAGCTCCATTACTCCCAGCACTGATGCCATGACGATCACCGCAATGCCCCGTGAAAACGATCATTTCACCGTCGGACATATTTCGGGCGATGTTACCGATGCGACCGCAAAGGCAGCGTATGCGGCATGGTACACAGATATGCACGAACCTGATGTAGATGATAACGGCGAATGATTTCGGAAGGTGAGGCAGGATATGATAATTCACGGATTATCCGAATGCTATTATGTGTTCGGCGGAGAATTAAAGCCGCTCAAAGCGGCTGTCAGCCTGTCGCTTTCCCCAAAGGTCACCGTTGAATTTGATAAGCGTATCAGAGGCAGCGGAAAAGGTGTCAAATATATCAAAGAGGGGTATGACGGCAGCATTGAGCTGGGCGTTATGCCCCTCGATTTTTATAAGGATATATTTGACTGGGAAAGCGACGATGACGGCACATTTACCGAGATCTATATTTCCGCAAACAGCATGAATGATTTTTCGCTGATATATACCGCAAACGGTCAAAGAGAGATATTGTGGTCGTGTGAGGCGGGACAGCCGGAGATAAAGCGTAAAACGAACAGCAAGGGCATAGAGGTGCAGACCATATCTATCCCTATTTACGCCCGACGCAACAGTCAGCGGAAAATACGCAGCATAAACCAGAATGCGGACAGTACGGCGTACAAGACGTTTTTTGGTTTCAAGGAGGTTTAATATGGCTGTTGAAAAGACTATACGCTATAGCGGCGGACAGTTTAACATGAGGGCAAGCGCTGCCGTTCTGATAGCTTACAAGGAACAGTTCGGCGCCGAATACACGGAAGATTTTACAGCAGCGGGCAAATCCCCGCTTACAGCCATAAAGGTAGGATACCGCCTTATATGGGCTATGGCAAAATGTGCGGACAGGAACATTGCCGACCCCGATATCTTCCGGGAAAGCCTCGGAGATGATTTTGATTTGCTTTCAGCCGTGGAAGCTGCTGCCGACCTGATGCAAAAAAGCCTTGGCATATACGGCACCGATGACAGCTGCAATGATAATAATGCTGACACAGAGGATACAGGGAGCGATGAGCTGTCGGAGAGGCTGACGATATCAGCCCTCCGCTGCGGCTTCTCTGTCGCTGACCTGAACGATATATCGGTCGGATTTTTACTGCGCTGCATAGAAAATACAGGCGGCGGAAAGAAGCATAAGGCAGAGAATGAAGTCCGTGAAGCAACTGCTGACGATGTGGCTTCGTTTGTAAAATTCCTTGGGGGATGATGTAATGGCAAAGAAGAATATTGCAGGTATTACCGCAAAACTGGGGCTTGACGTTTCGGGCGTGACCAGTGCGCTGAATGAAATTGAAAAGAAGTCCAAAAAGCTTGCTTCCGAAATGAAAGAAGTCGATAACTCGCTGAAGCTGGACCCGCAGTCTGTTGTACTGGCTGCCCAGAAGCAGGAGCTGCTGTCGGAAGCTATATCCAACACGCAGAAGAAACTCACCGAGCTGGAAAGCGTTCAGAAAAAGACAGATAATGCGTTTAAAAATCAGAGCAAATGGGAAGAGCAGTATGCTCCGCTGAAAGAAGCTATTGATGCCACCAAGGAAAAGCTGAAAGAGCTCCAGAGGCAAAATGAGACGATGAGATCTGACTTCGAGAGCGGCAAAATAAATTCGGAGCAGTACCAATCATACCAGAATGAGCTGGAAGCCACCAAGGCGAAAATGAAGGAGCTGCAAAACCAGGCAAAGGAGCTGGAAGCCAGCTTTAAGGACGGTCATATCACTGCCGATGAATACCGTGCATATCAGCGGGAGGTGGAGAACACCAAGCGTGAACTGCAGAATTTACAGTCAGAGCAGAACGGCACCAAGAAAAGCACCGAAAACCTCGGAAAATCCGCTGAAAAAAGCGGCGATAATTTCAAAGGTGCAAAGAAAAACATAAAAAGCTATGAGGACGCTGTAAAAGACCTGAAATCTGCCATGGACGACGTTGCGGGCGACATCAAGAGCGTTGCAGCCGTTGCGGGCGGAGCTGTTGCTGCTGTAGGCACTGCCGCTGTTGGAGCTGTCGGGGCTGCTGCGGAGGTGGGTTCTGGATTTGAAAAATCCATGTCACGTGTGGAGGCTATCTCAGGAGCAACAGGAAATGACCTTGAAAGGCTCAGGGCAGCTGCAGAGACTATGGGTGCCAACACCTCGAAAACTGCGTCAGAATCAGCCGATGCGCTCTCCTACATGGCGCTTGCGGGCTGGAAAACCGAGGAAATGCTGACGGGCCTTGAGCCTATACTGCGTGCCTCGGAAGCAGGCGAAATGGACCTTGCTACCTGCTCCGACCTGGTCACAGATTCCATGTCGGCTATGGGTGTATCAGTAAACGACCTGTCACATTATCTTGATGTTGTAGCGGCAGCTCAGAGCAATTCCAACACAAATATGCAGCAGCTGCTGGAAGCGTTTATTGAATGCGGCGGCTCAGCGCATAATTTCGGCCTGAACGTGGAAGACCTCTCCACAGTTCTGGGTGTTATGGCAAACAGAGGTATCAAGGGCACCGAAGCAGGAACGGCGCTCAATTCAATATTTGTAAATATGCTTGGCAGCACCAAAAAGACCGCCGAGGCTATGGACACGCTGGGGCTGTCATTGTATGACAACGAAGGCAATATGAAGGACGTCACCGAAGTCCTGAAAGAGATGGGCGACGCTCTGGCGAGTGCTACCGATGAGCAGCGCAACAACCTTGAAGCTATGCTCGGCGGTAAAACTCAGATAACCGCTTTGCAGGCTATGGTAAACGGTCTTAACGGCGAGTATGACAACCTTTCGGAAACGCTTTACGACTGCGACGGCGCATTGCTCAAAACCGCCAAAACCATGCAGGACAACCTTACAGGCAACGTAACGGCGATGCAGTCAGCGCTTGAAGGCCTCGGTATAAAAGTGTATGATTATCTGGAAGAGCCTTTGAAAAGTGCTGTGCAGTCGGCAACAAAGGAGATATCTGAGCTGAGCCGCTCCGTTACAGAGGGGCAGCTTTCGGAAGTAATTGAACGTCTGGCAGATAAATTCGGAAAGCTGATAGAAAAAGCGGCGGCGTTTGCGGCTGATGAGGGTATTCCTGCGCTGATAAACGCTCTTGACTGGATATCCCGAAACGGCGATAATATCATTGCGACCGTTGAGGGAATGGGAGCCGCATGGGGAGCATGGAAGATAGGCACAATGGTCGCCCATGTAAACAGTCTTGTAAAAGCCATAAAGGACTATAAGACGGCTCAGGAAGCGGCTACAGCGGCGCAGATAGCAGCAAATGAAGCGGCAAAGGCAAACATATATGTTGCTGTTGCTGCGGCTGCTATAGGGCTTGCAACGGCTCTGGGCAAGCTTGGCGCTTCTCAGCTTGATTCAATGGCAGAGACCCTGAGGGAAAGAGATGCCCTTGACGAAGTGACCCGGGCTATGCTGGAACAGCAGGACGCTATAGAAAACAGGATAGGCGCATTCAAGGAAGAGAGCAGCGAGATAGACAGCAAAGCTGAAAAGGAACGTGCTCTCTGGAAAGAAATACAGACCCTTGTTGATGAAGAGGGCAATCAGATAGACCAGAGCGGCAGGCTTGGCGATGCTATCAACGAGCTGAATACTCTGGCCGGGACAAATATACAGCTTATCGGTGGTCAGATACAGGGATATCAGGGGCTTAAAACTTCCATTGATGATGTCATTGCATCGCAGCAGAGACAGGCAAAGCTGTCATTCCTGCAGGACGATTACGGTGAAGCACTGGTGAACATTGATGAAGTCACGAGCAAGTATGAGCAGGCTCTGGCTGAGAAGAACAAGTGGTATGAGCAGATAAATTCCCTCAGCGGAATGATAGCCGAAATGGACCACACAGGCATTGTGCCTGACAGTTGGGCAGGCTCGGCAGATGACCTGCGTGCGGCAATGGATAATGCTAACGAGGAATTTACCAAGGCAACAGTACAGGTAAACGCCCTGTACGAATCTATGACAGGATATCAGGGCATTATTGACACCTACAACACCATTTTGACGGAAGAGGCCGAAGCAACGAACAACGGCGGCAAGGAAGCTGGCGGCGCATTTGGCGAGGGTTTTGCTGAAGGAGCCGAAGGTGGTACGGGAGAGGCAGAAAATGCCGCTTCTGATGTTGTGGGAGACGCAATATCTGCCGCAAGGGAAAAAGCTGAATCCGAGGGCAAGTCTGTCGGAGAAATAGCTGCCGATGCGTTGACCGCTGCCATGGAAAGCGGCATGAAGGATTCCGACCTAAAAAAGCTTGTCAAGCAATATGTATCTGATCTGAAATACGAACAGGCTAAGCTTGGTGCTGATGACAGCTGGCTTTATGACGAGGAAGAGAAGATGATCTCTGTTCTCGGAGAAGGTTCCGAGCTGTATAAGGAATACATGACAACGATCCTCAACGGCAGAAAGAAAATTGCCGATTCTGCCGCCAAAAATTCTAAAAGCAACGAAAAGACGGAAGCCAAAAAGGAAGCCCAGGCTATCCTTGACACCATGGACAGCATGTATGCACAGGCGGTTTCGGAAGGCAAGGATATAGGCGAGGCTGCTTCTGAGGCTATTGCATACGGAGTGGAAAAAGGGCTTGATGACAGCAAGCTCAAAACTGCCGTTGATGGGTTTATCAAAAAAGCGGACATCGAAAAAGCCCTTAACCATAAGGACGATGACAACTGGTATTATGACCAGCTGGAAGAGATGGTCGATGCTCTCGATGAAGGCAGTGAGCTGTATGATAGCTTTTATTTGAAGCTTGTCGAGGGCAGAAATAAGGTCGCTGATGCCGACGAAAAAGCCAACGACAAGGAAGCCAAAAGCGCCAAAAAGAAAACCGAGGAAATCGAAAAGCTGCAGGCAAAGTATCAGGCTGATTTCGGTTCTGTCTTCACGAAAAATGTATCAAACAGCAGATACGGAAGCAAGGGCTCAGAGCGCATTGACACGAGCAAAATGGAGAAGATCGTTGCCGCAAAAGAAAAGCTGCCAGGATATCTGACACAGCTTGCCGCAAAGGGTATGCCGCAGAGTGTTATCGACGAGCTGCTGACCATGGACCCTATCGAGGCTGTGGAATATGCCCGCATATTGCTGAGATCTCCCACTAAGTTTGACAGCGTGAAAGACCTTGCGGAACGGGACAAGGCGGCATCAAAAAAGCTGGCAGCGGCTTCTCTCGGCTCCTCTGAGGATTTTTCGGAAGCGGGAAAAACTGCAGGCACAAATTTTGCCAACAATCTGCTCAGCGCTGTTGATAACATCATCGGGAACGCATTGCCGAACCTGACAGGAATAGCGTCTGCGCTCGGCAAGACACAGAACACTGCGCAGACAGATAAATCAGCAAGCAATAACGGCAGCACTGACAGCACCGTGACCGATACGTCAAAGACCAACGCCCTGCTTGAATCTATTGCGATACTGCTTAACAGCTCACTCGGCAATGGCATTTCCGTATCCTTTAATCCCACGATTGAAACGTCCGTAACCATGGACGGAGAAACAGTGGCAAAGGGCATAAGTCAAAAGCAGTACGAGCAAAAGGTCAGAACATCAACTTAACAGAAGGGAATGAGAATATGGATAAGGAAGAGAAGCTTGCAAAAATCAAGGCCTATGAAAACAAGCTGAAACGTCAGTGCGCAGACATGGACGCCAAGCGCAAGGAGATCGCAAAGGGTCTCTGCAAGGTAGCTGCATTTGAGTACGTGCAGGCGCTTGAACTGATGGACGACATCATCGAAAACGGCTGGGTGGAAATGTTTACTCAGAGCGAAAAGTTAGAGCCGTATGAGCGCACCCGTCCTGTGGTTGATGTGATGATGAAGCTTTTTGAGAAATATACCAAAAGCATATCCCAGCTCAACAATATGCTGCCGCCATCATCGGCGTGCATAAAGAGCGATGACACGCTTTCGGCGTTTATTGCGTCAAGAAGAGATTAACTGCGAAATGCTCCTCCCCGTTTTATGTTATGATTAAATAAAACGGAGAGGAGCGATTTTTTTTGGCACTGCTCAAAATTGGCACCCTTGACCTATCGGAATACTGCGAAAAAGGCGACCTAAGCATAAACCGTACAGCGGTATATTCCAGCGGATTTGAGGGGCTGAACGGACAAAAATCAAAGGCGCTGCTGGGATACAAATATCAGATATCTGCGGCATTTACTGTACCCGATGATGTCAAAAAGACTATCGAAAATGCCTGCAAGACCGCTTCCGTAAACATCACATTCGGCGACACATCAGCGGACTTCAATGCGCCTGATTTTACGGCAAAGCTTGATTATGAGACATCTTCAGGCGTGTGTATGTGGACTGTAAACATCAGCTCGGTGTGCGATCTCGCCCCGAGCAGTCTTTAGCATACCTTACGGACTGATAATAGGCGGGCGGACATTCGGACCCGAAAAGATAAGCAATATCAGCATAAATAAAAGCCTTTCGGGGCTTGGCATAGGCAGCATAGTGACACAGCAGCTCTCTGCCACCGTTTATGCAGATTTTCTGTTTAACGAGGGCGAAAGCGTTACGGTTGTGGGATTTGACGGACTGCCGACATTTTTTATCGACAGCGAAAATCGCACCGAGTACACTGTAAGCATTACGGCATATGACCGATCACGCAAGCTGTCTCAGCCGTTTGACTATTCGACGTTAAAAGACGGAGACAAGACAGATTCAAAGGGCGACCCTATCTATAAAGACATATCCGCCACTGAGATTTCCAATAAAATTGCTGCACAGTGCGGATTTTTAGGCGCATCGGGAACGACCGAATTGCTTGTGAGCAATGTCACTGCCAGCACATACAAGGGAGCAAGCTGCAACTCCATAATGGAAGCACTTGCAGGAGCATCCGGCTGTTTTGTGCAAAGCGGAAGTGATAACAGTCTTTGCTATCACAGAATAGGCGTGGAAACTTCTGCCACAAGCTGCTCTAACCACAGTGCTATCATCGAATATCCCACAAACAGCTACACGAGGCTTATCGTGACGGGTGACAGCTCAAACGTTTATGATAACGGCAGCGGTACCCCTGCAAGCATCATCGAGCTGTCAAATACGCTTATAACGCAAGGAATAGCCCAGTCATTGGCTACAAGGCTGTTTGAAGGCGGTGCGTACACATACAAGCCGCTGAGCTTCAGCGCTGTTTTAGAGTGCAATATTGATCCATACGGCACGGCTATAGTCGGTGATAAATCCTACACAGTCACAAACATATCTATCAATCTTTGCGCTGACGGTGCGGTTGCGTCGCTGTCAACTCCACAGATGCCTGAAAGCTCGTCCGTTTATAATGACCTGCTGACCCGTGCCATAAATCAGCGGATAGCAGCTAACCGCATTTATGGCTGCACGGAGATCACTGACCAGGGGCTGAAATTTGTAAGCGCTATTGAAAATTCCGAAAATTCCGATGAAAGTTCTAAAACCGAATACGGCTTTGAGATGGCAGGAGAGGGTGTTGCCAGATTTGCGGGAGCTATCCTGAATGGCATGATGCCCACTGC